ACATTGAAGTCAGCGAGGAAATAGCTTGAGATGCACCGAGAGGGAGAGGAATAGGTTGTGCGGTTTCCTTTTGGTAGAACAGCGAACCTACGACCATGACTGCGCTGATAAGAATGGAGGAGAGGATTTGCATATTAGTTGCGTACGGGTAAAGAATTAAAAGAGCTTACATTTCGTGTGTTCAAATTGGGATTTTGAGAGGGATTTTCAAGGAGGATTTCAAAACCATCTTCTTTTAGTAGAGAATAGCCATCTTCTTTCAGTAAAACACCCGAATTAAGATTAGGGTATGTTTGCACTGACACATTTCGAGTAGGTAAGCTCATTCGTTACTTTCGTTATGGGGAATAATCCTGCGAGAAGTGCCAGCGTCAAAGTTTGCTTGCGCTATCATCAATTCGTCTAAACCTCGGTAAAAATCATTATCAAGTGAAAGTGAATATTGTAGGTCAGTGGGTTTCATATATATAGCAGATGAGCCAAGTGGAATTATCCAATGGAACTCTGACAAAAACCCAGCTTCTTTTGTGGTGTCATTATAGGCAAAAAGTGAAGATGTGCGGTCAAACTCCACATAAAAGGTTGAGGAATATTTATCTAGTGTTGCTTGGGAGAATTGCACATCAAAGAAAATAGACTTTCCCATAATCATGTACTTACTAGGAGTACCATCAACAGCTTGCAGTGTGTCATTTGCGCCCATTGGGGACATATATGTTCGTGAACCATCTGCTTCAAGGTAATAAATACCTTTTATTCCTGCATTGGTATTGACTGATGCACCAGATGAAGCCACAGGGATAGTATTGTTATTTGTTGAAACAACCATCGTGATAGGACTATCTGGGTAGTCTGTGTAGTTGTAGTCATCCCACTGTGCGTTTTTGCTCACTCGCCTTAATCGTGAAGCAATTAGGTTTAAGATACGGTTATTAAATGCAGTGAATTGATAGAGCAGTGTGGCATTATTCGAGATACCACCATCGCCAAGACGGCAAAGTCTCTCATTTTCTTGTATCACGCCTAGTTTTGTAACGGTATCTGAGAATTGCATTGTGGATTTTATGTGAGAGCGTTACTAATAATGCGCTCACTCAAGCCCACAAGGGGCTGAGGAACTAATACGTTGCTGAGGCTGAGCAAGAATGAGAACCATCGGTTGTCTCCGTCACAACACAGCGAATTGCTTTGAATGAGTCATTTTGCACATCAACACCAACCATTACAGTTGAAGTTGCGGCGGAAATAGAAACACTTGCAACACGAGTGAGTGTCTGTGCGTTCGTATTTGATACGTTTGAAATCAATTTATTGTAATTGACCCAATTTGTACCATCTTTTGTGACCTGAACAGTGAACAATGAAGAACCATCATTTTTCCCTGTACCTGCGTCACGAGAGAAGAACACTGAAACCTTTTTTGCACCACGGACATCGAATGAACCGTCATCATATTTCCCGTTAGAGTCATAGAATGGCGTAATGTTCGTTGATGTTGCGGTGGTAGTTGTTGCAGTTACTGAGTTATCTGTTGTGGAAGCAAAGAACTCATAAGTGCGATATTGGTCAGAGAGGGCAGATTGCGCTATGGACAAATTCCCAGTTGCACCGAGGGCAATATGGGAAAGTGTCATAGCCAAAACAAACCCAATCACGGACACAAGGATTGTTGAGAGTGCTACTTGTTTAAGTGTGAGTTGTTTCATGGTTTGTTAATTAAATCTGTTCCCACTTTGCTTGACATACACCTGTTGGGGAAGATGTACCTGCGCCCCCTGCGGCTACTGTTGCGGTTACAACAAGCCAGTCATTTGCACTAAACAATGAATTTACTGAATCAAATGCAGATGATGTTGCAACTACTACGACTGCCTGATTAGCGGCAAGTGCTGAGTCACCACCAAGCTGTGTAGTAGTAAGCCATTGAGAAGCTGACTTATACACCTTGAGTTCCATTGCTGTGCCTGTTCCAGTGTTTGCACGATAAGCAAACGACTTGAGAGAGCTAGACGCAACCTGTGGTGCTTGAATAACACAAATGGTTGTTGAAGCGGCATCACCATTGAGGTCTATCTTTGAAGCCCACTCACGTACACCACCAAACGAGAGGTAGCGAGTTGAGAAGTCACTTGAAGCACCACCGACGCTAGGTGCATCATTCTGCACCACCTTGTTACCAGATGGTGTTACTATCACAGTGGGGCTTCCAACAAAGTACGCCACACCAAGTGCAACAACACCGACGATTCCCGCAACGATGATGTTTTTACTATTTTCCATTTTTAACTAATTACCGAGTAATTGATTCTTAAACTTTACTGCACCGCTTCCGTCTGCCTGAAACTCTGGCTCTCCTTTGAGTGCAAAGATTTTCTCAGGTGACTCTGCAAGTGAAGCGAGCTGTGCCAAGAGCGCACCTTTCTTCTTGTTCCACTTTGCGGTGTTCTTGTAAGCATATCCGTTGAGGACATTTGCAAACTCTGCCTGTGCTTCGTTCGCCCATGCGCCACTCTCAGGTTTAATGACGAGAGGAAGTGCTTTAGGGCGAAGAATAAGCGGGTCTTCGACAATAATGCCATTGACCGCCTTAACATCTTCGACCACTACTTCTTTCTCTGCTTTCTTTACTTCTTTCTCTGCTTTTGACATTTGATTTATTGTTATCCTCACGGGGGGAGTGGAGGCTGTCGGCGGGGGCAACCTCCACCCCCCTAACGAGGGGTTACTAACTATGCAAGGGTAATGTCCACTACTAGCCCTGCTTTCTGTGCCCAGAGCTTGAAGCCAACAAGACCAAACACAACGATTTCACGACCAGTCTTTCCTGTTACTGGCTTCTCATCGTACTGAATCCCACGAGGAGATGCGTATGTTGAGACTCCCTTAACTCCGAATACACGATGTCCTGCGTTCGTAACAGTGGTTGAACCGAGTGTTGCTGACACAAACGTACCAGTGCGAACGACGTAGATGTCTACACCGAGCAATTCACGCATAAATCCATTCTTCAGCGTTGCATCTGCCCATGAGAATCCAGTGGTTGCACCGACAAGCTGGAATCCAACCATGTCAGTGTTCTCAATCACGAGGAATGTACCCTTGTACATATCTGCGAACCCACCCACCTTTGAGTTGAGGTTAGCCATGATTTCAAGAACATTTGCTGATGTGGTGAATCCACCTGCGGGAGTGGTATATGCACCAGTTGCATCCTCACAGAGGTTGTTGAGCACAAACTTGTCGATACCAAATGCAACAGCGTACATCATGTTATCGATTCGGCTCTGTGCTACATCGAACTTAGCGAAGAACTCCTCGTGTGCAAAGACATGCTCTGCGTAAATAACTTCATCGGTTACTGTGAGGGCATCATCAGTGATAGTCCAAGCGGTAACAGAGTAAGTTCCTGCGACTGCCTGAATGGTAGCTGTTGGCTGATTGCCGTAAGGATTCTGAATGCGCTTAACATCTTCACGATTAACGTCACAGATTTTTTCACAAACTAATGCGTTGCGGAGAACGATTTCATACTGTGATTTCAAGTAGGCATCTCGGTCTCCATATGTGGATTGGGTATTCACTTTATTGGGATTATATTAACTAATCCCGCCGATGCTATCGCTTCCCTCCACGTCTTGCCCAAAAGAGTGCTTCTGCTTCTGCTGTACCTGCCTTTGGGATGTTTTCACCTCCCTTACTTGCCTGTGCAACAATGACTTCTGGCGATACTTTTGGTGCTCCATTACGAGCTGGCTTGACACTGGTTGCCTCTGCGCTCTTACGCACTTCGGCATTATCAGAAAGGATTGCTTTCAAACGTCTATCTTTGAGTGCTTCTGCGACTTCGATGTTATGACTTTTTGCGAACAATCGCACTTCGTCAATATCATCATCATGCACATCTGCTCGAACGATTGAGAGGAGGTCTTTTTGAGAGAGGTCGCCTTGCGGTGCTTCTTTCTCATTTTGAGACTTCAACTCTTTCAATTCTTTCTCTGCTTTTTCCGCACGAATCTTTTGGTTTTTGGCTAACTCCTGAGCTTTTGTAAGTTCTTCGTTATCCTCTACCACTTCTGTTTCGACTTCTAAGGTTTCGTCGGTTACCGTTTCTTCTTCCATATTGTTAGGATGCAGATTAGGCTCTGCAAACTCAGCCAATTACTTTTAATTATATCATATAAACTTCATCTAACAAAACTATTCCGAGCTATCCTTTTTCAAGCTCGCCATTACTTCGTCAGGTGTTTTAATTTCCTGATTGCCTACCATCCACAACGAGTTAAGGTGAAGCTCAACTGTTGCCATGATGGTGAGGTAAGCGCAGATATTTACAT